CCTTTCGTTGACAACCTCCGTCACCTCCTTCATCAAATCCAGTAATTCAGAAACAGGCAGCGAATAGAGGTAATCTATCCCTGCCTGTGTTGTCATTGATAACTGAATAATTGCTTTTCTTAGCCTTGGAACATCATCTGGTCTTATTCCGATCCGAAGAAAAAACCCAGAACTCTGTTTTTTACCTTGATAGCATCTTTCGGACGAAGCTGCAGGAAGAATTCCACGGGTTTCTTTGTTGCCCTTGCCGCAATGTTGCAAGCATACTCCATAGATACTTCAGGCATCACATCAATGCCGGGGGAAGTTCTCTTCATAATCTTGTTTACTGCGATCATGTCGGAAGCCTGAATGTCTTCCAGACAGGAAAGATCAATTTCCGTATATTCTTCGTGTTCAAATACATAAGGTTTTTTGAACACAATAACCATGCTTTCCTCTTCGTTTTCAGCGGCTGCTGTTACAGTTTCCATTTCCTTCTCTTTATCGCTCATCAGCTATAAGCCCTCACTTTCTCCAAGAGATCCTTACCATTAACCACAAACACAGAATTAAGCTTGTCATACTCCAGCTTCGTCTCCCCATCCACTTCAATGAGGATATAAAGCACTTCCAAAGTCACTTTGGCATCCATAGTTTTTCCAAGAGATAATTTTCCAGGAGTAAAGCTCTTTAACCGACCTCTCTCCACGATTCTCATACTCTTATAATCTAACGCTCCGGTAGACTTAACGGTGCTCTGCGCTGATGCTCGGAAAGTCAGATCTACCAGTTCATTGGGATTCATAATGCTGAAAATATCTTCATCCAGAATTCTGAACACAACATCCTGTGTCAGGGAAGAATAGTTACCCGGGGTGCTCGTTTCGTAGGTTCCCAGAACACCGGCTCCGGAAACCTCTTCGGTGATAGCATCGAATGAGGGCAGTTCCATCTCTCCGGTTACACCGATCAGCTTATTGCCATTGGTATATGCATTGTAGTTATTAATGATTTCAGGTACGTTTGCAATATTTCCCATCTTTATTCACCTCCTAATGCAGCTTCAATCATGTCCGGATCAAACTCCAGCACATTGAGAATATCCTCTGCCGGTGTATACGGTGCGAGGTACTGTCGGAACACGATCTTTCCATCGATTACATTTCCGATAGGGTTATCATCCTTGCTGTACACCATCTTGATACCGGCACATTTGCCCTGAGATACCAAACTGTTTCCTCTTACATTCTCCGAATCTACAATAGATTCGATCAGACGGTAATTTGCAGGGTTATCAACCTTCGTCATGTAAGTGGTGATAAAGCTATTGCCCCACCAGGAAAAGAATCTGCGGCAAGGGATCCACCGATCTTTGGGATCTGTGACATTGGGATATGCCGCCATGTTGTTTCCCCATGCCTTATACCCATTCAGATTCAGCGCAGTAACAATGCCTTCCCTGTTCAACTCATTTGCCTGATTGATGTCGAGATTGATCTCGGTCCCGTTCTCCACTACGGTAGCACTGATCTTAAGTGCATGATTGGAAGGAGACAGATTAGGAACGCTGTCATTGTTGTAATCCGTATAGGCTGTCATGGCCGCATAGATAGCAGAATAATACATAACTTTCCCGGCATATTTAACCTTCGGCCACAGCGCGATCATGTGCTCGGATGCATAACCGCTTTCCTCCTTGATCTTTGCAGCATCCGTATACTTTGCTGCTCTGTTGGTATCGATATCAACGACACACTCGCACTTGAACAATCCGTTAATATCCTTACATTTTTCAGCCAAAGCAAGCCCAACACTGGGCTTATGAGACCAGCCGGGGGCAAGCAGCAAGCCTGGTACCACTCCGAAAGTGGGATACACCTTGCGAACCAGCTCCATTCCGGTTTCTGCACCAGTAGCGGAATCATAGGCACCGATAATGTCAGCCTCAGTAACCATAGACGCATCGATCTTTTTTCCGGTAACCTTGACAGAGTTGGTCGATTCTTTGATAACAGTAATTACGAGACAACCGTCATCATTAAATGCGGCTGTATAATCCGTACCAGCAGTTAATGTGTCGATAGTAATGCTATCCAACAGTACACCTTTTTCCTCGGAAACTGCCTGTCCATCCACTACGTTCAGTGTCTCGCTGTAATCTTTTTTATGTACCTCGGGATCCAGAACATTGCAGATAACAATGGGACCTACACCGAATGCTTTGAAAAATGCATCCATAGCCTGACACAGCGTATAGTTCTCATAGTCATCGGAATATCCGACTGCTGCCTTTGCCTCCGCAAAAGTATTACACAGAAATAATTTATTTACTGCTTCCGCCGGATCGGATGCCAGATTTACAGGCGCGGTGCCAAAAATAACCGGTACCCCAGCATCGTTGGATACCGGTGTAGGGACATTCGTAGGGTTCTCCTGAACCCTGACTCCATGCATATAAGCCATTTGCTTATCCTCCTTATACAAAATTGTTTGTAACCTGAACGTAGATTGTTCGAAGTACGCTCTGGTTCTTGTTGATTTCTTTTACTGCTTCCGGGATATCCCCGATGGGAACGAACAGTCTCTCCATCATAGGAAGCTGTTTTACACATCCCTGCACCTTTTCAGGCAGAACGCCCTCTTTAAATACCGTGGAATGTCTGATTACTCCTACAATAGTAGGACCGAGATACATTACCGCCTCACGGCTTTTCTGTTTTCCTTCTGCAGCTGCATCACTTCCTACTTCCGGTGCCAGATCATCTCTTACTTCCGGCGCTGAAATTTCCTTTTTATTACTCATGCGAGCGGATCCTCCCTTCTTATTGCCGCTATATGAAACTCCATACTACAGGCTCCAAAATGGTATGGAAAATATCCATCCTCCTGTAATACCCAGTCAAACTCACCGGTATATACCGCCCGGTTTTTCAAGCATGGATCTTTACTGAAACGGGCGTATATTTTATCAATGATATTCAGAACGTCCCGATGTCCCTGATTGTCCCGGTCATCGTCCCATATTCCAATTACCAGCACTACTTTTACAGTATTGAAGCTTTCCCTACCTCCAGGATCACTGCCGCTGTTCAACCTTACGATAATGTACGGAACCGGCTCAATATCTTCATCTGACTGCTGAACAGGTAATGCCTGAGAATATATGTTAAGAGGGACTCTTTTGGGTTCTCTTTCGGCTTCAGACTTCTCTTCCATATCATCCTCTATATCCGCAAGATCTAATGGCACTTTATATAAAAATGGCTCGAACAACTGTCCGAGCTCTTCTACAAGATCATCCTGCAAATTTATTGGTGTCACTGTCTGCCTCCTACCTCATATACCGCAGTATCTGTTCCTGAATGTTTTTCTGCAAAACATCATACATATCACTGGAGATCTTTTCATCATATACCTTCTCTTCCATTTTCGGGGTGGAAAGAGATAATAGTGATTTGACTGCTTCCTTCCAAGGTTTCGATTTCATTTTCTTCCCGGGTACACGCTGCGCAAGTGCTCTATGTCCGTTCTGATATTGAATTACGAAGCCTTTGTATTTATCCCCGGTAGCACCTGGTTTTAAAACAACCGGCTTAAAGCTGCTGTCTTTCAAAGTCTTTGCATATACCATTCTTGGAGCGCCTACGCCTCCCGGGAAATAAGTGCTCGGCTTAACCCGGAAATCCAGCAGTTCATTTGTTGCACCAGTAGCCTTTATCACGGCTTCCATGTTACTGGTTCTGGCCTTCTTGATCTCATTAGCTTCCCTGATATCGCCTTTCGTTGCCCTTTTGTAACGATATCTTGTCTTGGCTTCCGTAACCATCCGGTCTTCCGTCTGTTTGGCCGCATTATTGATTGCCGACCGAAGAACCATTTTGGATTTATCCTTTGCCACTCCAAGGGCTGATTCAATCTCCGTCAGCCCCTGCATCTCTACATGATAATGGATCATGTTTTATTCGCCTCCAGGCTCAACGAGTAGATACCGCATTCATTGATTGCATCCGACACGATATAGGACTTTTTATCGAAAGTTATTGCTTTTCCGACTCCGGGCAGCGGGCCAAAATCCTCTGCTTTCACATAAATCAACAGTTCTTTCAGATACACTCCGTCTGCATAAAGGCTTCTCCTGTACTGGTATCTCTTTTCCCTGTCGATCAGTTCGTTGTTATCGACCTGACACAGCATTTTTTTACCATTAACTATGTGATACTCCCAAAACTCATCCTTATTCGCAAACACATACTGATTGTCTTTTGCAATTTGATCCTTGAATGTCATGCTCACTCCTTAAAAGCTACCTGCCATTTCTGGCACTGTTATGCGGGACTCTGCCTACCAGATCCTCTCCGTCTTCGGAGTCGGAAGAAACCGCTGTTCCATACATTCCGGCAAGTGCTGTTACTGACTGTGCCTTCATGCTGTTGACTACCGTTTCATCTAACCACTTTGCTGTCCCGGCTTCCAGCCACGCTGCAAGCATTTCCGGATCATTTGCCGGAAGCACATCGCCTGGCTTATACTGTGTGGAGTTGTAGAGGATGTATGTCTGTGCAATACAGACTTTCTTTTCTTCCTCATCCTCTGTGATCTCCGGCTCCTCTTCTTCCGGAATCTCTTCTGTCGGTTGCACCGGTGCAATTTCCATTTCTTCCTCCAGACTCTCTTCTGCCGGAATATCCTTCTTTTCTTCTTCCACAGCAGGAGTGGTTTTCTCCTGCTGCCTTGCTACTCTTCCTGCCATAACATATCCTCCCGATTTAACCTAACAGTCTTACCAGAATATATTCTGCTTCCGCGGTAGCATCCTCCGCAGCACAACCGGCAGGCGTGTTACCATCCGCTGTTGCGGTAATGCCATCCGTATCATTGAAATAAACATTTGCCGCAAAAGTGATCGCTTCTCCCTCTTTTTTCTTAATCCTGTAAACTCCTGTTACATGAATGGAACCTGTCTCATTCGGATTGATGGAAGTGCCTGTTACGGCAATTCTTGTCTTTAAATCTACAATGCTGTTAGCCTCGATAACTTTATCCGTTTTATTTACATAATCGAGGCTCTCGCTTCTCTGCCAATATGTAGCTTTCATTCAGCTTCTCCTCCTTCTTATACAAGCGGGCTGTCGATCTTGGTTCCGGGATTCTTGATTGCTCCACGATAATCCATTACGCTGATTCCCCAGTCAAGGTAAATGTCCCATACAAATCCAAGGGTTCCGGGAGTCTCCATTCTGCGGATGGTGGGAATCTCCTTTCCATTCAGGTAATCCACCTCCATAAAGTCGGTGTCATCCTTGTTTCCAGCCAGCCACCAGGGCATCACGTTACCGAATCCTCCGCAGAGTACATTGATCGTAGGGTCTTCAATAACCTGAATCTGGTTGGCATAGCGATACAAGGGGTTGACTGCCTGTGTGTTTCCTTCAGTATTGATGGTAGGGCTGTTGAATAACGTATAGGTGTCAAACGCCATACCGGAAGGAACGATCAACACCGCAGGGCGAATAATAATAGCTTCCCCGAACTCATTTGTCTGGGTCTGGAGTGCCATGATCATAGCCTGCATGGATGCCTGCGTAATGCCTGTTCCTGTTGTAACAAGGTTACCGTGATTCTTGGAAAACAGAACCGTACCATCATATACAGCGGGATTATTTACCAGAATCTGATAGCACTGCTTATTAATGGTCTTTCTGGCTGCTGCCGCATATCTGGCCGGGAGACTGGTCACCAGTTCAATGTCATCATTGATAAATGCCTGACGGGTAAGTGTGAACTGTCTGCCATAGGTCTTCAACTTTCTTGTGGGACGTTTCTTATCCTCAAACACATCATGCTTCAGTTCACCGCCTTCGGGAACTTCCAGAAATTCTCCTGCGGGTCCAGCCAGATAATTGTTATCATTGGTTTTGAAATCCTTCAGGGTTCCTTTTCTGGTCCACTGATCAAAAGTAACTGCTGCCTTATTATGACCTTCGACATATGCCTTATTGATGGCATTGTCAAGAATGGCCGGAAACGCCGCCGTGGGGTTGAAGAACTGTCTGCATACCATATTGAACAGTTCGTCAGAGGAGCGGCGACTCGCTCCGGTCTCACCCTCTCTGGTAAGACAGTCAATCGCCAGATCTCTCAGGGACATGTGCATCAAATCTCTTGCGCCTTCCGCCGGCTTTTCCATAGGAATACCCGCACGCATAAGTAATGCATCTCCTGCTGCTCGTCTGAACTTGTCCTGCTCATCACCGATCACTTCTGCACTTCCTCTTGCAGAAATAGGTGCATTGTGTGCCTTCATGCCATCCAAAATAGCTTTTCTTACATCCGCAGTGGATACTCCTCCACGAATATATTTCTGTTCATCGTCCTTACTGACATCGAACTCCCGGCACAGATCCGTGATCTCTGCACATCTCTGACGCTCTACTTCCATTGCTGCCTTTTCCTTGCCAGGATCCACTCTCGGTACAGATCGTTCCCCTTCCTCTCCTGGTGTCTGGACTTCACCTGCTACAATGGCATCAAGTTCTCTCTGGATATTGTCGAACTCTGCCTGTTCCTCCGCATTCAGCTCTCTTGCCGCAGCCTTTGCTGTATTAAGGAGCTCCTGCTGTCTCTGAATCAACTGCTGTTTACGATTCATTCTACTTACCTCCTATAAAAGATTTTGATTTATCTGGAGCTGCTTTTCGTTGTAGTAAAAGCTGCTTACTCCCTCTTTTTCGCTCCGGGAGTCCTCCCCGGATTCTTTGGATCTGCCTACGCCGACAGTAGGATCTGCCGGAACGCTTACGATAGATATCTCATACGGTGTCCATTTCGTGGCAATGTCACAGGGTCCTGTGAATCGGCCATCACTAGACTTCTTGTTCGGTGCAACTTCCTCCCAGACCTCGACCATGTAGCCCACGGACACTCCTTTCAGCGTCCCGCCTGCCACTTTCTGATAAATCACATCCGCCTCAGTATCCTGGTCGAACTCGATCTCCGCATATCCACGGCTGTTTTCCACCCATGCCCGAAGAATTTTCCCGAGAACCTTATCTCTGTTATGGTTATACAAAACCACTCCAATGGAATTCAGTCTGGTAAGATCCATTGCTCCTTCCGTATGTGCAAGAATCTCTGTTCCCCACCATCTGTCATAAGGTTCTTCCGACGAAAAAGAGAGGGTGAACTTTCGTTCATTTCCCTCTCCTTCCATTCGTGTAATGCTACAATTTGTCAGATAACGCTGAAGGCTTCCGCTCCGTTCGCTATTTCTTTTTTTCTGACTCGTCTCCGTCTCCCTCTTCAGAAGAAGCGGCCGGTCCTTCTGTCTTCTTTCCAAACAAAATACCTCCCATATCAATTCCTTTTTCTTGTCCATATTGGATTACTTCTGCCATATCATCAATCTGTGATCTCCAGTCTCGTCCATTCTCCGCTGCAATCTGCTTAAAAGTTTTTTGGCCGGTTTGCAGTGCCGTCATAGTCGCATTAGATTCCTTCTGAGGATCAATCCACGCTTTCGGTTCCTGCACCCATTCATGATCCAGATATTCATCTTTGTTGTTCCAGAAATCTTTGATATCCAGTTTTCCGCAAAGAACTGCTGATATGATAAATGTCTCATAGATTTCATCCTGGATTTCTATAATCTGTTCCTTGTCTTCCTGATAAGTAAGATTATCCTCAATAAGACTTTGTCTGGTGGAAGAATAGGTGCTCTCTGCCATATCCCTGCTGCTTGCTTCATAACTGATTCCCTGTCCAGCACCGATCAGCCGCTGTTGGAGCTTCGTGTAGCTGGTAGCATCACTTCCCTGCCCGGAAGGATTAACCACCTGAACTTCATCCCCAGCGTTCATCTCTTTAATCATTCCAGGACTTATGGTTTTTCCTTCATAAGAAACAATATGTTCCGGCTGTTTACCTGCATTATTGCTACGCCCTACGCCTCCCATTCCTGACGTAGGAATCGCCTTCTTAATAAAGACCGCAAGGCAGGCCGCAATACGTTCTTTTACTGATACCGCCGTCATGAACTCATTTACATCCCTGATCCTTTGGATCGTATGAGACATATCAGATATCTCCCGAAGCTGTGACGGTCTTTTTTTCGTGAAATAAAAAATGACATCTTTGGCTTCGACATACACAGGATCTCTCTGTGTAAAGCCATCAATGTCATACTGTCTGATATAATATCCAACCGGCTTATTAAACGAGTTGTATTCGATTCCTCCTACTACCTTGTTGTCTGCGTTTCGCGCCTGCATTATAGTCAGATCCAGTTCATCCACTTCGATCATCTGTAGTTGGAATGGAACAAAGCCTTCTGAAGTATACCTTTTCACAAAAAGAATACCGCCATCAATTTTCTTCCTCTCAACCGCCATTCTCATGATCTGGTTGAAGCTCTGCGTTCCCGTCACATCACAGTTTCTTTTTTTGCACCATTTCCGCCAGGCTTTCTCAATTTTTTTGTTAAGCTCAGGATCCCTCGTTTTTGCCTGCACCTGATACCCACCGCCAACTACATTTCTTCGGAATGGTCCTACAACAGAGTTCATGATATCGCTGTTACGTTCCAGATCTCTCGCTCTGGCACGTACATCGTCCCGGCTATACCGATCTGTATATTCCGCAGATGTATTCATAGCCCGCCAGTTCTGATTGACTCCAGTGCGATCTGCCGCATCATAATAAGATTTCAGTTCTAAGTATGCCTGCCGGTATGATTCCCTTCTGTACGCCGCTTCCGGAGAAAATGCGGCAATCACATTTCCTAACCAGTCGTTCATAATTACCTCCCTGAAAAGACAGCGACATAGCAGTCATCCAGAAGGCTACTCGCATTTTCCCGCTGCAACTGTGCGGTAAGATCATTTTTTATCTGATAAAGCTGTTTCAGGTCCGCCCTTGTAAGGCTTCTGGATCCAATCTTGTAAGATTGCCCTCCGACTGCGATAGCCATGATAGCTGAATTAACGCTGTCAAGCATACCCTGTGTCGTAACCGGCATCTGGTTTATTGTGCTGTCTGCCATCTATAAACGATCTCCTTCCTTAAATCCAATTCTCGTTTGCCTTAATCCACTGTTCTTCCGGTGTCTCAGGCTCTTCCCTGGCAGGCTTTACCTGCTGTTCTTCCACAAGATGCAACGTCCTGACGCCCATCACATCCGCTGCGGCCAGAGTGTAAACCTCTGCATCGAGATAATGATTATCGGCATGGCTACTCTTTTTCTGCCACACCTGTTTGGTTCCGCCTGGTGTTTTTACATTTACTTTGTGTTCTGCAGTAACCTGTGTCGCGTATTCCATATCACACCCGGAATACACCATCCAGCTTCCTTTTCCATTTGGTCGCTGCATACGTCCGGCAATCATATCTTTATATCTGCCGCCATCCACAAGAACAAGCTGCATACCATACGCCCTACTATCCGTCTTATTTACCATGCTTAACTTATAATGGCTAAGCTGTGCATGGCTGGATCCCTTAACAGGCAAAGCATAATCTGAATGAAGTGCACAAAAATCATATACGATATCCGTTTGGTCTCCTGAATCAATCAAACAAAGATTCACAACCATCGGATCACCCTCTTCTGTCATATACTGCATATTCATAATGCGGTCTATTTCCTCGAAGGATAATGACTGTCCATGCGCTATGTTCTGGCTTGTTAGGAACTCCCCCCATGCTCTGATCGACCAATACAGAGAATTCTCCTGCACATCGACACCTGCTGTAAGCAGCTTTGTCCACTGTGGAACAACGTAAGCCGGAAGTTCCGTCTGTCTCTCCAGCACAAGTTCTGCACTGGTTTTCAACTTTGTATCCTCCCACGCTTCTGCAAGCCAGGAATTTACAAAGTTCTGTAAATCTTCCGGGTCATCCTTCGATACAAGGAATTCCTTTGCAATATCAGACCAGCGTACAAACGGGCTGTACAGAGTATTAATCCAAAACGCCACATTGCGAACATATTTCGTATTGTGGCGTACGGTTCTCCATTCACCGAGTTTTAGCATGTTGTGCTTATCATTATCAGTTATAAGACAACCACATTCCTGGCATACATATGTGGCAAATTCCGCTCGGTCAGCATAGCTCATTCCTTCATCGTCCGGGAACCGGATATTCTGAAACTTGAATTCTATGTACTCCCCGCAATGCGGACATGGCACGAAGAAATGCTTTTCAATATCCGCAGCTTCTTTTTCCTTCCAGATGTGACCTGTCTTTAATGTCGGTGTACTTGTAATATATATTTTTTTGTTATGGAACGTTTTGGTACGCTCCGTAGCCAGCTTTATAGGATCTGCCTCTTTACTGCTTGCACCAGGATATTTATCTACCTCATCCATCATCAGAAACCTGATAGGCTTGCTGGCAAGTCCTGAAGGAGAATTTGATCCAGTTAAACTTATATACATACTGTCAAATTGCAGTTCTAATAATGATGAATTTTCATCAAATTTCTTAGCGATTTCCGGCGTTGCCTTCAACATGGGCTGCAATCTGTTTTCCGACACTGACTTTGCAAGCGTATCCGTAGGATACACGATCATTGTCGGTGAAGGATCCTGCATAACAATGTATCCAATCATGTTCTGCAGAGCTTCTGTTCCACCGATCTGTGTAGGCTTAACAAATATTATCTTTTCAGTCTCATAATTGTTAAACTCATCCATCACACCCGTAAGGTATGGTGTAATGTCATTGCTCCACGGCCCTGGCATCGCAGAAGACTTGGAATCCAGCATACGATATTTTTCTGCCCACTCTGAAACAGTAAGCTGTTCTGGCGGGCGTAGGAATTGCAGGGCTTCCCATTGATATTTAGTTACTTCTATCTTTTTCCGTCTTGCTGCCATCGTCAGGTACGGAACTCAGAACGAAGCTGCTTAATAACCGTTTCACTTCTTTCTGAAGATCATTTTCGATTGACCGTACTTCCACCGGATCAACAAAACCGGTTAAGCGCCCTGCCAGCTTACTCGGTATCGACATTGCGAATTTCTTAAATGATACAAAAAAACGACCGTAATCCAATTTCACTTCCTCAACGGAAATGTATCGTCCGGCCGCAATTTCTGTCCTTAATTTGTGAAGCTCTCCCTGGGATTCTTTTAAGGCAATCTCCGCTTTGAGCTTCTGTTCTTTCAATTTTGCTTCTGTCTCCGACTGTGCCTTCCCATAGGCTTTATCCGACAGATATTTGATGTATTTCTGAACGGTTGGTGTAAGCTCATATCTACGCCCCCTTTTTACCTCAGTAGTAGATATGATTCCTTCCTGTGTAAGCTGCTGAACCCTTCTCACGCTGACACCAAACAGATTTGCAATAACATCAACTTTGCACAGTTCCTTGTCATCTCCACTTTCTGCCATATCACACCTCATTCCTGACAGCCTGCTTACTTGTAACTTTTTCCAGCGGTTCCCCTAACAGGCTCCGCTTTTATTAATTTCCATGCTACAATAATAACATATCTCCGTGTACGCTTTTGTACTTTCTTTCATTTTTTTCATGCAATGCGTAACGAAATGCGAAAATTTTTTTGGTCCCCATCGGCGAAAATAATGCGCCTTCCCCGCCCCGCATCTCTACAAGGACCAAGTAGTACCTTGCGCCCCTCTGGACCGGTCCTCCCCCGGTCTCGTTCCTTCTATGGAATGGCGTTTCCCGCCTTCTCCCTTCTGCGGTTGCCCCCTCCTCTTCCGTTGACGCTCCCGCCGGTTGTGTCGTGCCCCTTTAGGCACAGAGGAGGCAGTGTGCCTCGTCTTCCTGTGGTGTGCGGGTGCTGTCCGTTCCTGCTCTCCTGGCTGTCTGCTTATGTTCTTTTCCTGTGCTTCTTCTGGCAGAGCTCACCAGTCTACCAGATCCGACCGGATCCCCTTTGTGTGCCCCGCCTGCTCCAATCCACTGGAAAGCTGCGCACCCCTGTCCTTGTCCCTGTCCTTGTCCCTGCCGGTTATCCGATTCCGTCCAGTCCTGCTGCCGCACTTTTCTCTGTATGCTCCGGCACTGATCCGCTCCGCTGTCATGCTTTTCCGCAGTTCTCCCCCTTGCCGGTTGGA